AGCCCTGAGAGCGCCTGAGAGCCTTGCATACCCATGCCAGACAAAGCAATGAGGTTTCCGATCTGCTGCTGGAGACCTTGTGACGCAAGCCCCTGACCGAAGCGTTGAAGTTCTCGCTGAACATTTCCACCACCCAGTCCACCAGTGGCCGCAGCGCCAGCAAGGTTGCCTCTCATTCCTTGTTCAAACAGGAACTGCTCGTAGGGTGATTCTTGTCTAGCTTGATTAAATGCGTCCCGACCTAGTGCGCCAGACAAAGCCATTTGCTGATTAAACGCTTGAGTCCCGCCCTGTTGATACGGCTGGAAATATCCACGCGCCTCATCAAACCCAGTATTAATTTGCCCACTGGCCTGAGCTGCCGCTGCTCTAAGGTCATCTATGTTGATCCCGTATAAACGGTTCAGCGTCTCTATGCTCTGATCGAAACCTGCACCAACTTGCTGATTAGCAGTTGTTTCTGCTGCTCTCAAGTCGCCAACATTCTGACCGTAAAGCTGGTTGATTGATCCGAGTGCAGCGTCAAAGCCAGTATTGATTTGATTGCCAGCCGTTGTTGCAGCCTGCTGGAAGCCGCCAATGTTTTGATTCAACAACGTATTAGCATTTGTCAAAGCAGTATTGATATCGTTACGCGACTGAGTTTGCGCCCCTGTTAAGGTTGCAGTAGCACCAGTAAGCCCTGTTCCAATTGCTTCTTCAGCGCCAACCAGCCCCGTAGGAGTAGCCGCAATTCGAGCATCTCTATATCTGCCCTGCGCCTGATCCAAAGGCATTCCGATAGCTCTGGAGACCTGTTCAGGAGAGACTCCGTATTGATTCATCAAAGCATAGACTTGACTGTCAGGAGTATTCGGGTTATTGGCGAAATACGCTTGAAGCTCGTAGTCTGTGACTTGACCAGGGCGAGCGTTGTTAACAACCTGTTGATTGTATTGTCCGTAAGCGTTACCTGGCTCAAGTCCACGCGCATTGACTACTTGCTGTGGGCTGACCTGATACTGCTGCATCAGCGCATAGGTCTGTTCATTCGAGATATTAGGGTTGGCTGCAAAGAAGTCTTTTAGTTGCTGGTCGGTTATCTGGCCTGGCGTGTATTGCTGTGGAGCAGCCACCGTACCCATCGCCTGCGCTAGAACCTCATCACTGACCCCGTTATTGCGGGCAAGCTCAGACAGTTGCGCCTGACTTAGCTGAGGATTAGCCGCAATGTAATCTGCCACTTCTTTGACTGTGTAAGCCATAATTACCTCTGGAACGGTCGCATCTGTGGGAATTGCTGTGCTGAGAACTGCTGCTGTGCTGGGAACTGTTGTGCTTGCGGGTTGATCAATCCAGCCAGTGCTGATTGGTCAATCGGTAGAGACTGAGCCTGCTGCATCTGAGGCATACGCCCGCCCAGTAGTGCTGCTCGCATCGCAGGGATCGAGGACAAGTTGGCATTCTGAGCCGCCACGTTGCCGCCTTGATACGCTTGCATCCTTGGCATAAAGGACTGGCCCTGCATCTGGTAGGCACGATTAAGCGCCTCTTGATTGATCTGACCGGCTTGACCGTATCCACCGATCATTGCGTCCTGCGCCTGACCATAGCCACCAATCATCGTGTCCTGAGCCTGTTGGTAAGCAGGCATGAGGTTAGCCATCTCAGTGTTAGCCATTGCCATTGAACGTCTGTTGGCTTTGCTGACATCTTTCTTTTTTGATCGCTGGCCGAGCATATTAGCGCCCACAGACACTGCCGCCATCGTTAACGGATCAAAGCCCATATATCCACCTCTCTTTCTGTTCTGTGAAGCCCAGATTTGTCAGCATTCGTTTCAATGCCGTTCTGTCATCTGGGGCGGTTGTGTAGATTTGCGTCCATCCATACTGTGTAACCCATTCCAACAACTTGGCAAACGGATCGCCCATCTTTGCTCGGTCACGCAACTTGCAACAGCCGTGTATCTCTAGCTGCCCGCTTCTTGGAATCAGTTGGACTAGCACCCTGTCGTCAAGCAGCACAAGGCCGTCCATGTTGCCAATGTCAGTAACGTAAAATCCCCAGGGAACACTTACGCTGGAATGCTGCAATATCTCTAGTGCTCTCGCTTTAGTTGGTAGCGTCACAGACTCCGGTCTGCTAGATAACATTTTAGCTAAACGAGAATCCATCCCTGCGTCCTGTCGCCACCGATCTGTGAGAGCATTTTGCGGTATTCAATTAATCCCGCTGTGCCTGCTGAGTTAATATAAAGTTGATACTGTCTGGCCTCAACCACGCCCTCTGGTGAGCCTGTGCCGATAATAGGAATACTCAGCGAAGCATCCAAAGTCCACGTTCTAAACGCTTGGGCCATTTTACCAGATTCGTCAACAATTGGCTGTCCAGCATTAAGTAGTGGAGTGGTCATTTCGTGCCACCTATGATCTCAGCGTTGAGCTGTAGTATTACTGGTTTGACTGCGTCAGTCAGCGTGAATCGGAATATCTCAAACCTTGATACTCGACCGTTGCGCCTCCAGATTGCTCGCCTGTCGTACTCGCCCACTTCACCGATTGATCGTGTTCTGGCATCTGACCAAGTTTTACCATCATTGCTGCGATCCAGACTAATTACCGGATCGGCAACAGCATTATTCCCCACACCGGATTCAACAGTTAATTCCAGTGATGGAACGAAGATAGACTTTAGGTTGTTCTGAAATGGCTGGGTCGCTACTCGCCTGATAATCGTGTTTTCGTATTCTGTGTAAACAAGAGGATCGATCCTGCCGATCCTGCCGTCCACAAAGTCGCCACACAGTATCTGGTTGTACGCTTTACAGATCGCCCTCACTCGGTATCGACTCAAGTCACCATCGAGCACCGAGCGTCTTTCGTGCCATCGCTTTGCTGCCAGGTCGAATACCAAAGTGGTAGTCGGCAGCGTAAAGCCAATGAAGTAAGCGCCATTCTGTGAATACGCCCAGGCGTAGATAGACTCAAGCTGGGACGCTGTTAAGTTCTGAAGTAAGTTGTCGATAGGGGTCGTGCTGATCTTCGCTGTATCGTTGCCAGAGAGCGCCCAGATGGATGGCCCTTCGTTCTCTCCACCGCCTACCCAGACAACAGTATCTTGAGCGTTGATCAGTGAGTAGGGAGCGTACACACCCTTCTGCAAGAACAGCCCTGTTCGTTGGAATGGGAAGTCCGTCCCACCCACATTCTGGAAGGCTTCAATGGTCTGTGATCCAGAGATAAATAACTGGTTCTTGAAGACAACAGGAGCAACAGTCACATCAGGATCGGATTCTGCTGTCCCAAAGTCCAGAGCGTTGTAGCTCAATCCATTATTAGGAGCCGAGCAGATAAACTTCTTGGTGTCGGTTGTACACACAAAGTACGAGTCGATAAACACCACAAATTGCGGTTGACCGTTAGCAGTAAAATCAGCGTCTGTGATTTGTGCGAATACACTTGTGGCTTGGTTAAAGATGTACCCGTTGCCGCCAGGCACCAAGACCATCAACTGAGTACCGTTGTCTGCCATCGAGCATTGAGCAGTGCCTGTGATCGTGCCAAGAGTTGTAAGACTGTAGGTAGCTACGCCATTGGTAATTGTCTCGACGATCTTGTACAGCACCGTTCCGTTAACAGCGTAGGCAATACCAGCCATTTCGTGCATACCACGGTTCTGGTTAGACACTGTTCCAGAGGACACAAGTTCTACCAAGCCTGGAGTGCCAAACAGGTTCTCAGGGCTAAGTGCTGCCGCCTCGGACACGTTCACATACCAATTCAAGCACTCTTGTGCGCTCAGTGGTAGTGATGGGCTGACGTAGAACCCGTTGGTGATCGGAAGTGCTGGCATCAGTTAATACTCAATACAGCTCTGCTAACCGTGATGTTGTTTGTTGCCGTAGAGTTCTGGACATAGATTTCAATGTAATCATTTGTCGCCATCGAGACTTGATACACAAGTGGAACTGCTAAGTGTTCGCTATTGTTTATCTTTGATTCGATTCTTGAGCCAGCAATTGCAGAGCCGTTCTTGTACAAATACACCTGAATGTTTTGGTTAGAACCACTGGCTGGATCAAGGCTTAATGCTGCGTTGATCGTGAGAATCTGAGTCGTTGTGCCGGTGTAAGTAATCCGACCTGCTGTTGTGCAAGTTGCGTTAGTTGACAGATCAACAGTCCACGTTCCAGCAACAAGAACAGGAGTAGCAGTGGACGCGATTACAGTGGCAGTTGCGTTACCCTGCATATAGACCTGACCACGCACCTGAGCCACTGCTTGAGTGCTGTCTAGGGTGATCGTGCTGCTTGCCGCTGTTAGGGTAATTCCTGTTCCTGCGACCAGTGAAACAAAGGTTGGACTCGTCGCTGTGGTGTTCAGCATCAACGGAGAGCCGGTCGAGTTAACAGTAAAGTTGTGCGCTAAGGTGATGCCGTTCTGAGCCGACACACTTGCCGCAATCCCTGATCCATTTTCAAGGTTTCGGATGTTGTTAATTGTGCCCGACACATCAAGAACCGGAGTGCCGGTAACAGCGCCATCCTGTACAATCGTGCCGGTCACACCTAACCCTGAAATGAAGTTAGCGTAAGTTATTTTGTAGTTGTAGCCGTTGTAGAAGAACCCGAAATAGGAGCCTGGCGTTATGGTGGTTAACGCCTCGAAGTCGGACTGCCTTACACCATACGTTCGCTCAACCATTTGTGTTCACCTCTAAAGCAATCCCGCCGCTAATTTCTGTTGCCACCAATGGTTCGTTCTCAGGATAAAAATGCAGTCCATTGCC